TAAAGAAGCCCTACGTTCTATTGGCTTACTAGACGATGATGCACATAAAGATATTACAGAGATGCGTAGCTTGTTGGAAGCTTGGCGTGACACTCGTAAGTCTATCTGGTCTACAGTAGTAAAATTAGTTACCGTTGGAGTCCTGACGTTTATTGCAGGTGCGGTATGGATGACAATGGGTAAATAAGGTATAACATAATGGCAGAAGATAACAACATTCCAGCATGGGTAGACCCAGACTATGGCTATGATGTAAACAATCCTCGCAAACCTAACATGCGTGAGATGATGGAAATGATCTCAGGTATGCCTCTTGAAGAGCTTTATTCTTCTGGTCAAGATTGGTCAGGCATATCAAAACAAGCTTCTGATTTATTATATGGTAGTGTTGGGTCTAACCAAGATACCAGAGACTTTGTTGCTATTACTAATGCTGCTACTGACCCTAGTACAGGTGAGTTAAATGTTGATCGATTCGTAGCTGCCACACAAATTGCTACTTCACAAATGTACGGTGGCACTACAGTTAAGTATCAATCAGGTGGCTATCAAACAGATGAGTTAGGTAATACTGTTATAGATGACAGTGGAAATCCTTTAGAGCTTCCTCCTTCCCTTTATATTGTTGGTAATAACGGAACTGTTCTGCGTGGGCTGTCTGTTTCTAACGTAGAAAAGATGGAAGAAGAACTAAAAACATTTGGTGTTCAGACTGTTGACTGGGTTGGCGATGTCATGAACGGTATGCAACAGTCTGGTAGTTTCAATGAAGCTCAAATGCAAAACAATCTCAAGGTTTTAGGAGATCTTCAGAATGCTTATAATCCTTGGGCTGACTACCAAGACATTTGGGGTTCAGAGGATCTTGTTACAGGTGTAGCCCCCAAGATTGATAACTTTAAAGTTGTTTCTGGTTTAAAGGCTACACCTCAAGGATCAGAAACTGTTACTGAAACACCTACTCAAACCATTACATCCCCTGAAGTGCAGACTGTTGAAGAAGCAACATCTACCACAACAGATGTCACTACCCCAACTTATACAGAAACACCTCAAGCTTCTGAGGCTTTACCTGTTACAACGCCAGGATATACTGAGATGCAAAATCAAGCACAAACTATTCAGACAGGTGCGACAGGTACAGGTATTTATCCTCAGACTAATGTCACTGGAACGACAGGAACTCCTGTTCAAACTTCAGGTTTGTCTGCAGTTCCTCAGACTATACAGACTATGCCTAACTACACTGGGACTACAATGGCTAATCTTACAAGCCAATCTCAGGGTGGGTTTGGTGGTATTAAAAAGTATAGGAACCAATTTGGCCAAGAGATCTCAGTTACTGTTGATGCTTCGGGAAACCCTCTTACATTTGTACCGCCAGGTTACACTGCTGCTGCAGAGGGCGGTCTTATGGGTTTTGCTAAGGGAGGTCTAGAAACTGACCCAATTAAATCCAGTGAAGACATTTATCTGAAGATTGCTCAGAAAGTAATGAACTTTCAAGGTGATTCCTCAGAGCTTAAAAAACAGATGGCTGCTAACCCTGCTTTAGCTGCAAAGCTTGGTAGCCTTACTGATGCTCTAACCAACATGGCTACAACACGTATGGGTGCACAAACTGGTGCAGACGTAGGCAATATTTCCTCACAGATAGGCCCAGATCAGTTTAAGAAGATGCAACAGGCTGTTGTTACTGGAACTATGGTTCCTCCTCAACAGGCTGCTGTGCAACAAATAACACCACAGGCTGCAGACTTTATCTCTACTACTGCAGGAATGGCACCTGCCCAAGCTGAAATGGCAGAAGCTGCTGTAGCTCCTACTGTGCAACAAGCACAGATGCCTCAGATGACTGCTGCGGGTACTATGGCACCGACTACTGTCACACCACAAGTACAGGCTGAAACAGATGCACTACAGGCTCAGACTGGTGCAATCCAACCTGGTTCAACTATCACACCACAACAACAGCTAACTACTTCTATCACTGGTATGCAAGCTGCTACTGGTGAATCTGTTGATGTTACTGGTGCTCCTACTCGTACAATGCAAGTAGGGGAAAGAGTTGAAGGTACTGGTGTTGATCAAGCTCAAGTAGCGCAAGCCTTTGGAACTGGTGAAGTGCAAGCCGCTTCAGTCCAAGATGAACTAGCAGGATTGATGCAACAGTTTGAGGGTGGAGACACACCTGCTTGGGCTGCAGGATCTATGAGGGCTGCTACACAGATGCTTGCTGCCAGAGGTCTTGGTGCTTCATCTCTAGCAGGGCAAGCTGTCATCCAAGCTGCTATGGAAGCTGCCCTTCCTATCGCTCAGATTGACGCAGGTAATAAGCAGCAGATGGCTTTGTTTAAAGCAGAGCAAAGAGCTAAGTTCTTAGGCATTGAGTTTGACCAAGCATTCCAAACTAAGGTCATGAACGCAGCTAAAGTTTCTGAGATTGCTAACATGCAGTTCAGTGCTGACCAACAGATTGCTCTTGAAAACTCTCGTGCTGCCAACACAATGGAATTAAATAATCTGTCTAATAGACAAGCTATGGTTATGGCAGAAGCTGCTGCGTTGTCTCAGTTGGATATGGCTAACTTAAACAACAGGCAACAGTCTGCTGTGCAAAATGCTCAGAACTTCCTTCAAATGGACATGGCAAACTTGAACAATGAACAACAAACTGCTATGTTTAAAGCACAACAAAACATTCAAGCTTTGTTTACTGACCAAGCTGCTGAGAATGCTGCTGAACAGTTTAATGCTACAAGTGAAAACCAAACTAACCAGTTCTTTGCTTCGTTGTCTGCACAGACTTCACAGTTCAATGCTTCACAAGCAAATGCTATGGATCAGTTTAACGTAAACAATGTTAACGCACTCAGACAATTTAATGCTGAGATGCAAAACCAAAGAACTATGTTTAACGCACAGAACGGTCTTGTGATTGCTCAAGCTAATGCTCAGTGGAGACAGAACATAGCTACTATGAATACTGCTGCTATCAATGAAAGTAACATGACCTTTGCTCAAACTATGAATGAGTTAACAGCAACCAACCTTGATGAGATTTGGCAACGTGAAAGAGATCTGTTGTCTATGGCATTCCAAGTATCTGAGAACAATGCCAACAGAGCTAATGAGGTTGTCCTACAAAAGATTGCTGCACAAGCACAGAAAGATGCTGCAGAGCTAGAAGCTGACCTTGAAGCAGAAGCAAATACAGGTGACTTTATTAAAGAAGTAATAGTTAGTATCGCAGGATGGAGCTAAGATGGCAAAAGATCTAACAGCAAGACAGAGAAAAAAATTAGAAAGACAAATGAACTCTATTGCTGAGTCTATCCTTGGAGATCCAACAGGTAGGTCAGGCAGTTCTACAAGACAGAGTTTAATGTCTGCTAGGGGTGAAGCTGCTAGAACACAGTCTGGTATGCGGGACGCAGCTTATGGTGTTAGACGTGCTCTTCGTGGCTCACAAGAATCAGAAGATAAAGCTGATGAAACAAATGAGAAGTTGATTGCTAAACTTTCTAGCTTTATTGTTGGCGCAAGAGAGCCAAGTGATACTGAAACGCCAAGCTTAGATTGGTATAATGCTCAAGACATTGACTCAGATATGCCTTATGACCCTGAGTCTTCAAGACCTAACCTAAGTACGCCTGAAGCACAAGGTGAAAGACAAGAATCTACTGATCAGAATAGGGCTGCAGGTGAAGGGCTTCCAGCATTTATCTTTGCAGGATCTGAGTTTAGATCTGCTATAGCTGACACTGAAGCAGAGTCTTATGATACTATGTTCGGTAATGCAGAGAGTGTAGATGGTAAATTCCTTGGAACAGAACTTACTGCTATGCCTATGTCTGCAATCTTTGATCTTACTAAATTAAATGGTGACTTCCATAAAAGAAATTTAGAACTAGGACATGATACAACAGCCGTAGGTAAGTACCAGTTTGTAGGAAACACACTAAGAGATCTTAGAGACAGAGGTATCCTAGAAGAACTAGGTATTACTGACGACACTATATTTGATGAGAAAACACAGGATACTATTGCTGTATACTTAGTCCAACGTAGAGTTAAACCTGAGTACTCCCTAGCAAAAGCCAGAGAAGAGATGGGCAAGGAATGGGAAGGATTTAAGAAGCTATCTGTTGAAAGGCAGAACGCAGTAATAAAAGAAATTAGAGGTAGTTTATAATGGTTGCATCACTAAAAGCCCCAATCCCTGGGCAGTCCCTGACAGATACTCCAAAGAACTATCCTTGGGAAAGACCTCCTCAAATTGTTGATTTCAATGAAGCTATCAAGTATCACATTGACAGACTTACAGATGCAGAAGTAATGGATAACGTATTCTTCGGTTTAGAGTATGGCATCCCTTCTTCTATCCTTGTGGAGACTATGATGACTGCTGCAGTAGGACAAGGTATTCACAACGTAGACGTAAGCCTCATAGTGTTTCCTGTTGTCCATGCCTTTGTACAGAGCGCAGCGGATGAAGCAGGAATAAACTACAAGACAGAGTTTACGGATGATGAAGATGACCCTATAACTAAAGCTGCTGCACTTGTGCGTAAGTCTTTAAAAGCTACACCTAAAGAACAACAAGACGGTGGCTTTGACTTGATGCAAGACGTAGCTGAAGAGCTAGAGGGTGAGACTGAGACCATGCCTGAAGAAATGCCAGAAGAAGAAGCAAAGCCAACAGGCTTAATGTCGAGGGTTTAATAAATGAGACTTAACTTAGGTAGAGTTCTAAGCCATACTGCAGGTTCTCTTGCAGATGAGATGAAAGAGAACAGAGAGTATGTCCGTGATGCTAAGGACAGAATGCAAGCAGACCTTTACCAAAAGGGTCTTGAAAGAAGACAAGCTGTTAAGGCTGCACGTCTTGACATGGAAAGTGCTGTAGATTTCTTGACGGATGAAGGGCTAGATCAAGAAAAGATTGTTGCCCTTCTATCTGAAAACCCTAAAGAGTTTCTTCAGTTTTATAAGACTGCACAGCAAGCTAAACTTGAAGGACGTTTGAGTTCTGATGTTCTTAATAACGCAGTCAAGGTTGCACAAGGATATCAAGCATCAGACATGACACCGTCTGAGCTTATTAAAGCAGCAACCCCAGACTTTATTCAAGGGACTGACCTACAAGTTGAAGAAGATAAACGCTCTGGTCTTGCAAAACTATTTAGAAGACCTGACCTTGGTGTTATCATGTCAGAGGTCTATGCTAACGATGCTATGGCAGGTGTCAAAGGAGGGGACATTATTGCAAGTATGCAAGCTGATCTCGTTCAAGGTAAGAAAGGTCCAAAGGGAGCAAGTGTGGAGTACAGAGGCTTGACACCTATGGATCCAACAGACATCTATCAGTTCCAGGGTATTGTAACAAAACGTTATGATGACGCTCTTGAAAAAGAAATCATTAGACTTAATGCCATTGATAGAAGTGGTATGTCTGCTGATGAGAATACAGCACTTCAAAAAAGAATTGATGCTGCCAAAAAGATTGAAGATATTGAGGATGATGGTCTAAGGATGGAAGCTATCATGACTCAAACAGATGTTGGGTTTGATATAGCAAAAGAGTTCAACAGAATGAGTCCACAGATCTTTGCTGATCAACCAGCATTCATATCCCCTGATATATACATGAATTACATTGCAGGAGATGAGCAGTACGAAAGACCAGAGCAACCTGACAATATCCCTGGAGATGAACCAGAAGATACTATTGAAGTAAACACAATTACAATTACAGCAGACGATGATGCGGATGCTAAGGCTCAAGCTTGGTTCAATTCAAACCCAGATGAAACAGAACTTGTAATTGAATACGAAGATGGAACAAGAATTGCTTTTGAAAAGGTAGGAAGTGGACGTAGAACCAGAGTAAGAAGGGTTGAGTAATGGCTACTTATACCAAGGAAGAATACGAAAGCCTCTTCGGTAAGAAGGCAAAAGGCAGTGGTGCACCTGAAGGTTCTCTGATTGATACACTAATGCAAGACAACAACTTCCGTGTGATAAGTGAGTACATGGAAGACCGTGATGGTATGACTGAAAGAAACTACAGCAAAAGAGAAATTGTAGATTCTTACATAAATAAAATGCGTAAGTTTAACTTCGGGCAATCTATTACAACACTAGAAGAACTAGCTCACCTAAATAAAGGTGACGGTGATGACTTAAAAATGAGGCGTAGTAAAGCTGCTGAAGCCTACAAACTATTTGATAGTCTTGATGGTGCATTCAGTGAGGGTAGAACCTTCGGTGAGAAAGCTGACGCAGTCTGGGATTATGGTCGTGCTCTTATATGGGATCCTGTTAACGTTGTTAGTTTTGGTGTTGGTAAACTAGCTGCTGCAGGAGCAACCAAAGCAGCTACACAAGTAGCCAAACGTGCAGCACTAGAAGCTGCAGAAAACTTAGCTAAACAGTCTGGTAAGAAAGCTGCTACTGCCAAAGGTAAAAAAGAAATACAAGAGGCTGCACAGAAAGAGTTTATGGCAACTCTTCTGAAGGATTCATCTTATAAAAAGTTAAAAGACAAAGCAGTAAGAAAAGAACTTCTTAGTGCTACAGCTTTTGATACTATGGCAGCAGGTGGTGTTGATGCTGCTAGGCAGTCTGCCATGAGAAAGACTGAACTGCAAGAAGGTTATGACCCTATTGCAGGTATGTTAAGTCTTGCAGGTGGTGTCACTGGCGGTGGTCTTGGTTTTGTCCTAGAGAAGACTAGAGGTACAAACAGGATTCCTATCTATTCTCAGTTGATTGATCGATCAGAGAGATTAACTCTTGCTGCTAGAAGAGAAGCTGCTGACCTAACAAAGTCTTCCACTAACTTAAAAGAAAATAAAAGTGCTTTAGACGAGGGTCTATCAAAACTATCTGATCACTCACAAAGATGGGCTGATCAAGTTAAAGATGGTCTTGATTTAAGACTAGCTAACAACGAGATTGATGGCGACTCGTATGATGCTTTATTTGATTATGAACTCATGCACTACTTTTACTTTGGGGATGAAGGTCAAAGAGGTTTAAGAGATATTCTTTATGACGCTGGTGTAGGTAGGTGGGAGCCAAGAGAAAAGGGCGACACATTTAACCTATACATGAAAGATGTGTACGGTATCTTAGACGATGAAACAAAGAAATCTGTTCAAAAGATTTATGATAACGTCTTCAATAAGTTTGATAACACATTTAAAGATTTAACTCTTGACGAATACTTCAAGAAGACTGCTTCTATTTCGTCAGATGCAGGTAGAACTCTAGCCTTATCAAGGCACATGAATGTTCTAAATGAAGTATCTAAAAAATCTTTTAGTGAGATGACAACAAGGGAAGCTGCAGGTCTAATTATTGATCCTGTAACTAAGACTCAAAGAGAAATGTTTGAAGAGGGTGCAGCTAAAGTACAACAAAACTTGATTAAGTTTATTGTTACGCATCCTGGTACAACAGCCCTCAACATCAAAGGTTGGGTTCAAGGCTCTACTATGCAGTCATACTCTGACATGATCCGTGCAGCATTGTACGGTGGGGCTTCTATCTATAAAGATCTAGTAGGCGAGACTGCTACCGCTGCGTCCTACAGAAATAAGTCTAGGCTGATGTTGTCTCTTCAATCTCAGAAGCTGAGAAATCTAGCTGATCCGTATATGACATATGAAGCTACTATGGACATGCTGACATCTAGACCAGAAGCAAGAAAAGAATTGTTTAGATATCTTGTTGGTGGTGTAGAGGTTGATGATGTCCTGAAGGAACTAGAGCTAGACCCGACAGAGACTTTAACTAGAACTAAGTTTGATAAGTTCATGAACTTTGTTCAGACTTCTTACGGTGTTAAAGCTCAAGACTTCTTAACTAAAACTCAAGAGTACATGTATGCTTTAGATAAACAAGTACGTCTAAAGTATGAGATGCCTCTAGCTGATTTCATGCAACAAGATAATGTATGGGAGTTCATGGCAGATGAAGGGTCTGATGCTTTCAAAGAGTTTTTAGAGATTGAAACAAAATCCGTTAAGCAAGCCTTAGAAAATACTTTCTCTAAGTCTTATGCAGACATGGATGGTATTCTTGGTGCTGTAGCAAAAGGTATTGAGGACACAAGAAAGTTTCCAATCATTGGTGCTATGATGCCGTTCGGTCAGTTCTTCAATAACACTATTGCTTTCATGGCTAACCACAGTGGTGTTGCCTTGGCTTACAATAAGTACAAAGGCACTGGTGACCTGATGGATCTGACAACAAAGACTGCTGCAGGTTGGACTATCTGGGGTGGGCTTGTCGCCAGAGAACAAAAGAACATGGAAGAGGGTCTTGCTTGGGATCAAGAGAGAGCAAGTGACGGTTCTATAATCAGCAGAAAGTTTGACTTTCCTTACAGCCACCTAAAACTTTTAGGTAGAATAGGAGCTTACATTGTTGAAGGAGAGAAAGTTCCTGATGATTTAACTGAAGAGTTCTTGAAGACAGCAGGGCCAGAGGCTCTAACAAGATCTGTTGGTGAGGCTGCAACAAGCATGTCTGAGTTAGCTAAGAGCTTACTTAACATGGAGTTTGATCAAGCATATAAACAGTCAGGACGTTTGCTTGGTGACTCTGTGGCAATGTACACATCTGGTTTTACTAGATTTGCTGACCCTTACAACCAACTGATTGCTGTTTCAAGAGGGGAAGATTACAAAGTCGTTGACAGGAATCAAGGGAATAGAACTTTAAATAATTCTCTTAGATACTTAGATCAGTTTGTAGCTGTTGCAACAGGTCAAGACATAGCACCTGAAAGAGAAAGCCCTACAAACGAGACTGCAGGTGGTGCGCCAATAGGTCGAGTGTTCGGTTACAGAACTGTTGATGCACCTTCCACTGTTGAAAAATTATTTAATGATGTTGAAAGACCAAACTGGAAGACAGGAATCTTTGGTACACCTGAGTCAAAGAATCTATTTAGTAAGTACGTCTTTCCTTCACTGGAGATGTACGCAGACATGCTGATTGAGGATGGTACTTGGGATTCTTTAAGTATGGATGACAAGAAATCTGCTCTTGATGACATCCTCAAAATGTCTAGGGACAACGTTAAAGAAACACTGAAGTACTCCACTAGACATGACGAAAGAAAAGCAGGTCTCATTCAAGAGATCCTTGGTAAGAATGTTTCAAAAGAAGACAGAAGAAAATACTTTAGATACTTTGGAACTTCTGAAGAAGAATTGTGGGAGCTAGATGCACCACAGCTATCCCTACTCCTTAGCTTCTTTGAAGACGAGGGTATCCGAAATAAGATACAAGATGCAAGGATAGGGTTAGATGAATAAAAGAAAACCCCCAGTGAAATGCTGGGGGTTTAGTTCATGACGATTTATCTCTAGTCTTTTTATAATCAAGCATAAGTTGGGAGTAGCTGTATGCTTGGTCAACGATCTCGCCTGATCGTAAATACTTTCCAGATGCGAGGAGACCTGATAAAGCCGCACCTGCAAAGTAATCCCTAGTTGGTATATCACCTATAGGAATCTCTTTTTTAATAAACTCTTGGGCTTCTTGCTCAAGGGTTTTCTTTTTATCTACGCTACTTCTATTAGTTTTTTTAGATACCATTGTGCTTTCTCCAAGTCCTGCACACCGTTCTTATAACGCCACCTGTGCATGTACTTTGCTATGTTGCCTCGAAGATAACCAATGAACTCTTCTCTCGTGAGAAAGTCTTTGATGTAATCAATGCATTCAATTTCACCCTGACCATAGTGTTTAGGTTTTTGTACAGCATCAAAGAAATCTTCACACTCTGCACACACACCATTGTCATCCAAAAGGTTATCACACTTACCACAATAACTCATAGTGTAACTAACTCCGCTTCAGGGTAAGGGATGTGGTAGAAGGTCTCACCGTCAGGAATATTTCTTCCGTATGCTTGACGGATAGTTTCATCCTTCATTTGTGTACCTTTAATTTTCCAAGCTTTATCATAAGTATTATTAAAGACGTAAAAGTATAGGTTTTCTAGTTGATCACTATACTTTTGTACTAGTCTTCTCTTTCTACCTGGTACTCTAACTTCTGCCCAATTACTAGGCCAGTCATATTTCCATGAGTACTTCCATTCTGCTTCATTATAATAGGTGACACCATCCTTAACGGAAACAATATCAGCATAATAATCTTCTTCAGACGAAACTATCTGATGACCGTCAGCTTCTAATATTTTTATTAGTGCTTCCTTGGAAGGACCATCAACTGCGTCATAAACATTCTTTCGGAACTTACGTGTGTGAACTTTCATTTGCCTTGACCCCTATATGGTTTGGTTGCTCTGCGTTTATGCTTGTTCATAGAACCTAGTTTCATTGAACTTACTCTTTTTGATTGTGATGTTTTCTTCTTTAGTGGCTGGATTGTACCAACAGAAGAACCTACAATCTGTACCTTAGCCATTAAGTTGTCTCCACTTTAGTTCATATATAAGCTTACGCTGCTCGTAGTCGGACATTACCATCCAATCTCTTACTTCGTCAAGTGTTCTTTTACACCCCACACAAAAGCCATCGTCATCTATACGACAAACCTTTATGCAGGGTGAAGGGACAGTACCCAGTTTCTTTCTACGTTGCCTATTCACACTGACGTAGACCAGTAGCAGGATCGTAGTAGCAAGCACCGCCCTCTTCTACGTAGTCCTGTGTCTCTTCTACTACAGGTTCCTCTGCTACTTCCTCAGAGGTAGAAGCGTTAAGGATACCATAGCGTTTACCTGCTGCACGGAAGGTAGTGCAACCAGATGAACCACCATCGTAAGCATCCATGTAGACTTGCTTGAACTCTTCCCATGTTACATCTTCACCAACGTTACAGGTCTTTGAACAAGCTGAGTCAACAAAACGAGAAGCAACATTCAGAACCTTGACATGATCAAACACTGATAGTTCGTCTGCAGTCTTACCTTTGATACCAAAGACACGATAGCCGTAGTCTTCTACTCGTTCAACCTTGGGTCCATCAAAGGTTTGGATAGTTCTGTCGTAGTAATGTGAGAAGACAGGCTCGATTCCAGAGGATACGTTGTCGGCTGACAAACTGATAGTTCCTGTTGGAGCAACAGAAAGCAGATGACTGTTACGAATACCATAATCGCTAATGAGATTACGGATATCGTCAGGAAGAGACTTAGCAAAGTCACTCTCCAGATAAGCCTGAGTAAAGAGAGGGAAAGCACCTTTCTCCATAGCCAATTCAACAGATGTACGATACGCCACATTCCTAATGACCCCCATGATTTCTTCGAGGGTCTGCAGGAATCTTTCACTGCCGTACTCAAACCCTAGTGCTTCAATAGCATTTGCTACCCCAGTAACACCAAGGCCCATACGTCTTTTACTCTTGGCTTCTAACTCCTGTTCTTTCAGTGGATATGTTGCTCTATCTACGACATTATCCATAGCTCTTACGACATGTGGAATGTCATTGCGTAATTGGTTCATGTTGAAGACGTATTTACCTTCATGCTCAACAACATACTTGGTCAAGTTAAATGAGCCTAGTAGACATGCACCGTTAGGAGGCAGTGGTTGCTCACCGCATGGGTTTGTTGCAGCAATCTTTTCTGCGTACCACAGGTTGTTCTTCTTATTGATACGATCAATGAAGAGGATACCAGGCTCTGCCCAGTCCCATGTAGAACGTAGGATCTGATCCCATAGTGCAGTAGCACTTACTGTTTTGTAGACACGTCCATCAAACTTTAGATCAAAGTCTAAGTCCTCTTTCACAGCTTTCATAAACTCATCAGTCACACCAACAGAGATGTTGAACTGTGTCAGTGTGTCACTGTTGTTCTTTGCTGTGATGAACTCTTCAATATCAGGATGATCAACACGGAGGACGCCCATCTGTGCTCCACGTCTGTGACCTGCTGATGCAATGGTACGGCAGACAGCATCAAAGATACCCATGAAAGATAGAGGACCAGAAGACTTACTGTCCAATGATTTAATCAAGGTGCCACGAGGACGCAGTGTACTAAAGTCATAGCCAATACCACCACCTAGACGCATAGTCTCTGCTGCACGTCTTGCTGCTTCCATAATACCATCCATACTATCCTCAATAGTCATAGACACAAAGCAGTTGTAAGGTGTTACACGTCTTGGTGCACCCATAGCTGACTGGACACGTCCTGCAGGTAGGAAGCGTTGGTTATATAAGATGTTACGAAAGTTATTGAAGTGTGATTCATTATCTTTCAGTGCTTCAGCAACACGAGTCATTGCCTCACGAAATGTTTCACCCTTGCTACGATACTTCATAGCATGGATTTCTTCTGAGATTGATAGTGTTGGGCCGTATACTTCTTCGTGAACATCTTTCATCTGTTGTCTCCTGATCCTTTTAGTTTTCCACGTCTTTGTCTGTCGTCTAGCTTGGAAATGTTTAGCTCTAGTACTTCCTGCAATCCCTTGCCATATATGTTGGCTAGTGCAGTAGCATAAAACACTACATCACCTAGCTCTTTCATGATCTCTTCATTCTGAAAACGAGAGCTATCACGAATTAGTTTCTTGATCTTTTCTGCCACCTCTCCTGCTTCTCCCACAAGACCAAGAGTATTCTCTACTAGCCTTGCTTGACCTTCAGTCATAATTTTTTTCTCTACCCATCTAGAATAAAGATCAGTCCAGTCTACTTCATCACTATCAAAGTTATCAAAGTAACCAAACTTATCTAGGTCATCAGCACTTATCATTTTTCTTTCACCTCTATTTCAACAAGTTCTAAATCGTCTAAGTCATAGATAGTGTCCTGAAGAATATCTTCAAGACTCTTCTCTAAACTATCTGAAGCAATAAAGTTTGCATCAGGATCTAAATCTACAAGTATCGTTACTTCGAACAACACAGGAACCTCCAAGTTATATAAACAAATATAATTACGTCAACAATTATTCGTTCAACCAATCGTCAGGAATTGATTTATCTGCGTACTTAAATCCGTACTTCTTGCACCAGTCACCATAAGATGACTTGGCACCCTTATATAGTTTTGCTCTACTGTTTTGAAAAACAAATCTTATGTCCAGATCAGGAAACTGCTTCTGGATTTCTCTATGTTTGCGTCTATCGTTTGAAACGAATCGTCCCTTGGTTTCGATTATAATACCGTTACCTAGAACGAAGTCAGGTGTATACGTTCTTACTTTTAAGTCAACCCACTTAATCTTTTCTTTTTCGTAGGTA